CCGCCGTGAAAAGGCGGTGTCTTAACCCCTTGACCAACGGACCAGAGTTGTTATTTTCAACTCTTACTATTATACCGACTTTTTAAACTTTGTCAACACCTTTTTTAAATTTTTTAATTAATTTTACAACAGCTTCCGTTCGAGCGGTGTGTGGGAACATGTCAACAGACTGTATATAATGGACATCGTAGACTTCTACTAAACGCACCAAATCCCTTGCCAAGGTCGAAACATTGCAAGAAATATAGACCATTTTTTCAGGTACATAGGTACGAATAGTATCTAATAACTTATCGTCCAGACCTGTACGCGGTGGATCCACAATCAGAGCATCTGCTCTGTAGCCTTCCTTGTACCAGCGAGGAATAATCTCCTCTGCGGTTCCAGCTTCATAATGTGTGTTGTCAAATCCCATTCTTTTAGCATTTCGCTTAGCATCTTCAATGGCTTCTGGAATAATATCCATACCTCTGAGTGTTTTAACTTTCTTTGCGAAGGCAAATCCGATCGTTCCAACTCCACAATAAGCGTCAATCAAATTGTCTTCTTTATCAACATCCAGCGCTTTTACCGCCTCGCTATAGAGGACTTCTGTTTGTTCAGGATTTAGTTGATAGAATGCTCGAGGGGATAGTGAAAATTCATAATCAAGAACACCTTCTTGAATGCTCTCTTGTCCCCAGATAATCTCTGTTTTTTCACCATAAATCTCACTGGTTTTAGCTGTATTTGTATTCACAGCTACTGTCACAACTTCTGGAAAATCTTTAACTAAATCTTTTACTAGTAGTGTTAAATTAAGCTGACGGTTTGTAACAATAATAATCTGAACCTGTCCTGTCTTTCTTGCTCGTCGAACCATTATAGTTCTAACACCTAGAGCTTTTCTCTCATCTGTGATTGGAATCTGGTGATAAGTAAGTAATTCTGCTAGACGATTAGCAATCACTTGAGTTTCCTTGTCTTGTACCAGGCAGTCTTTCAACTCTACTAAGTAATGAGAGTTTTGTGCATATAAGCCAGCCTTGACCTGATTTTTAAATTTTCGAGTCTGAAATTGTAACTTGGCACGGTAGTACTTTGGTTCCTGCATTCCAATAGTTGGACGAATTTCATAGTTTTCATATCCTGCAGGAGCAAATTTTTTCAGCGCTTGATGAAGTAAGTCCGTCTTGAACTCCAGTTGCTTATCATAATGCAGGTGCATAATTTGACAGCCTCCGCACTCATTGTAAATAGTACAAGCTGGTACAACACGGAATTTAGACTTCTTGTTGACCTTTAGTAGCTTTGCTTCAACAAAGTTGCGTTTAATAGAAGTAATCTGACAATAGATATCTTCTCCTTTGAGAGCACCCGGCACAAAGACTAGTGTTTTTTGGTAAAAACCGATTCCCTCACCATTAATTCCCATGCGCTTGATTTTTAATGGTATTTTTTGTTTCACTTTCAGATTCATACCCCTATCTTATCACATTTTGAGTTATTCCGCTACCGCTTGATTTTTATATTTCATTAGTAAGTAAAGGCCTTGATATTCCTGATTTTCTTTAAAATCATATTTCCTTATATTTTCTTTAAATTCTTTAAAAGTTCCTAAAAATGTTCGCAAAAAAAGCCCCATAAAGGAGCCACTACACTATATGATGAGTTCAGCAGGCAAGAAACTAGCACGATCAAACGTGCTTTTTTTATTACCTATCACCATTATACCATATTCACTAACCTATATATTCAGAAATCTAAAAGCCCCTAGATTCATTTCTAAGGGTTTCTAGTTGATTCATGGAGTTCTATATGATGAAGCCCTAAAACGGGGCGTCCTAGACTCCAGTTATTCAGATGATGGCTACTTACATGCTTCTAGTTCTCCGTTCTGGTGGATTCTAGCAAAGTTTAAGACAGCTATCTGTTTGTATCTATGATAATTAGTGGATTTTGTCCCAGCAATTTCTAAACATTCACTTACTGTTTTCTTCCTCATGTAACAATAATGGATAATAAAGTATTTTCTGGCTCGCTTGTTCTCTATCTTATTGATATCATGGACAAATGTTTCTAGACTCTCTCTGATTGCCTTTTCATGCTTACTAGTCAAATTCCACTGATCAGGTAAGACAAGTTTCCAAGTCTCTTCATCTATTGTAACTTGGTTTTCACTTCCTGCCATCCTCTGGAATCTCAGAAAGTAGGTCATCCTCTTTCTGACGTTCATCATCGTTTTAAACTTATCCAGCTCCATTTTTAACGACAACCTTTCTACTCCTGTAACTTATGCCTAGCTTAATCTTCTTCTAGGATTCCCAAACTTGGCAATCCTTTCATCTCGTTTTCTTTTACGTTCTTCAGCAGACTCTATACCTATCTGTTTTCGATGCTCCACATCTTCTTGATTGATATTACTCCATTTTCTGGTATGTACATTCTGCCGTCTACCATCTTGCGGATAATATTCAACGGTACACCTACAATTACTATGACGTCTATAAATATCATGGGGAACTGAAGGATATTTATAACTGCCTTCCAGTTCTTGACACCACTTACAACACTTCCCAGCCGTTCGCCTAGTAATTTTAGGGCTAAGTCCTGCTTTATACTGAAATACCACATTTCTTTGAATCGTATCATCTACAATGCTTTGGGTAAAATTAACAATCGTTTCACCTACTAACCATTTTACAGCTCCAAAATCGTCTTCACTAGCTAAACGATTTACTAAGCCGTCAATCCTATCTTGATTCAACTCAGGAACTTGAGCAGGAATGCGAAGGTTAGCCCTAAGGTTTAAATCTTCTTGAATTTTTTCAGTATAATCACTTACAAGGTCATAGTTTCGACCTAAAACATCTTCTAGCAATCGTTTAGCGATATTATAGTACATCTTACCACCTGGTAGGCTTTCATTACTCAAGTAAGCTCCTAAGACCTTTGCGAGTATTTCACCAATTTCTATAGCATATTGATTGGCGTCCAGATAATTAGCTTTATTCTCTTCTAGCTTTTCTAGTAACTCTTCCAGAATCTCACTATCAAGCCTAGCTTTTTCAAATTCATCCTTAATTTTCTGGAGTAGACTCGGAAACATATCTTCCACCATCTGCACCCTCCTTCACTACTGGAGCAGGCTTGTCTGACCCCTTAATTCCAGTCAAGTCACGGATGGTTTCAGCATCCATATAGCCAGGCACCGCTTGATTCAGTTTGATAACACCATCACCAATCAAGGTCAGCATGTTAGCGTCCGCCTCAAACAAAGGCTCCCACTTCACGACTGTTTTATTGAACTGTTTCCTCAAATAAGGAAACTCATCACGTAAACAAGTAGCGACATAAGCCACATTCAGCAGACCAGAACCCAGAGAGCGCTGAGCCTTCCGACCAGCTAACCGCAAGTTCTCATGACTAGCCTTGATAGCTTCAACAGATGACGGATTATCAGAAACAAAACCAAGATCATCCAAGGTCAATCCCATTTCCCCAGCAAATCCAGCTGCTGCAGTCCGTAACTGCTCAGTAAAAGGAGACATGCTGGACGTGGTGAATTGTCCCACATTCGGCTTTTCCCCCTCATCATCTTTCGTAAACGTCAGCAAGCTAGATACAGTTGCTTTCCAAGTATCAATCGCCTCAGCATCTTGACTCAATCCCAACACATACTTCTGAGGGAATGAATAGAACTCGGCAGTAACATCTGACCGCACAAGCGTTCGTTTAGCATATCTCTGATAGTACATCCCAGCCTTAGTAATTCGTGACCGACCAAACGGCCGAACAGCATCAGGCCTATGAATGACTGGCACCAGCAAAGGAACACCCGTCGGATTTTCGATTGCAAACGGCTTACCATCTTTCGGATAGAACCAAGTCACATCACTAGTAAAATAAGCCTCAAGCACGGCATAACCATTGTCATCCCTTTTCAAAACGGCATAGCCCTCTATCAACAAGCCAGTGATAGGATCCAGAACACCAGTTGCATTACTCGCCTCGATAACCTGCAACCTAGGAGCATCATCGTCCCCTTGCGAAATGTAAACAAAACAACACGACCCAATCAGAGCCGAAAGAATCGCGCTATCAAAGAATACATCTGGATTGTTCTGAGCAAAGATTTCATTCGCTCCAAACTCATCATTGGCAAACTCACGAAAGACCAAACGATCTGCAAGACTGTCAACACCCTTAGCAGTCCAACCTAAGACCGCTCGATATTGTTGCCTGATTTGAGATGGTATCGTAATACCAACATCTATGTCATTGTGTTGCATAGCATACTGATTGTATCTAGTATCTACACCCATTTTATAATTGGCTAGCTTCTTCCTGAGATAGCCCATACCTTTCAATGTCATTTTATACAACTACCTTTCATTTCCCGCGAGAAAAAATGTACAGTGACGGCATGAAGGTCGGCCGAAGCCGTGGGGAGGGGCACTCCCCCCATAAACCTTGATAAATCAACATTTTCACTTTCAATTTATTTTAAAAACCTTGATAAATTAGGCTTTTTGTTGATTTTTTTGTTATTTTTTCCGTTTTTTAGCATTTTTTACTATTTTTCGCTATTTTTTACTTATTTTTGTTATTTTTCTTTGAAATTCGTCCAATCCATCAGTTTTGGTAAGTTTCTGTTGCCTATTACATCCTCCTTGACCTCATTTCCCTTACTGAATAGCTTATCTGACTTCTGTCTATTGCAATGGAAGTGTGCCAACTGTAGATTCTCTAAGTCTGATGGATGTCCACCTTTAGCAACTGGAATTATATGGTCAATCACTGGACTTAACGGATCGGGATATTTAATAGACTTATCAACTTGCTTGCCACATATTCCACAATAGTTTTGTGTTTTAAGTAATCTCTGTTTATTCTTGTCGAATGCTGTACGGTGTGCTCCAGTCTTATCAAGTCTCACGGTATTCTCCTTACCTACCCCCTTTATATATGATATATACAGCATATAAGCTCTATATATCAAGGGAGGGGGGGATATTTCACTATTAGAACAAAATAAAAAGACAGCTAAATAGCCATCTCTTAAATTAAGATTATATAATATCGAATGTTTTAGGTAGAGAGGTTTGTTACAATTAAGAAAAGTTTATTACTAAAGTTATGTCGTATCTAAAATCAATAAATTACTCTGGAAGCGATTTGGATTCTCTACCTAAACTTTCCATATTACAATTATACCACATTAAAAAGGCTCAAAAGGCTCAACATTTAATCACAATTTATTAATTTTTGAAAAATATCCAACTGTGCGCTTAACTTACGTTTTACAGTCGAAATATGCATATGATATTTAGTGGCTATATCATAGTTTTTCATACGGTTAAAGTACTTAGCATATACTAATCTGTATGTTTCAACATCTAAATTTTTTAGATACTTATCAATGCACTTTAATATCCTTCTGTTTTCTTGATATTTTCTATCATCAATCTTTTTTATAAGATTTCTTTCATTTTCTCTACCAGTCTTTTGACTGCTTATTTCACTTATATTTCCTGGTTGATAACTATTCAACAAGAAATCATTGCATTCAAACTTCAAATTGTTATAATTTTCTAAAAAGAACCTTGCTTCATCTCTAGTATACCTCATCAAAAGTCCTCCTTCTTACTTAATACCATTTTTTCTTTTGAATAAATTCACTTCTTCTTCGATGTTATTAAGCAGCACGTTTTCTTCTTCAATATCTGTGCTAGCTTTCACAACTTTTCTCTTGACGTACTCTTGTAATGCATGTTTTATTATCTGAGCGTCTTTATATTTTAAAGCTAGATATATTCTGTTAGTCATTTTTAGGCCTCCAACCCTTCTAATTTTTTATCTAGATATTCTTTAATGTGTTTGATACTTTCATAGAAATTCTCAATTTCTGAATCCCCTCTGAAAATCAATTCAACACTCTTTGGTAAATTTATTCTTTCTTTTTCAAAATATCCATCCACATTACATTCCCAATTTGTTGCTCCTAAGTTTTTGAACTCAATCTTTAGATATCCACCATGGCTTGCATCTCCACCTTGATATCCATTTGTTTCTACTGTGACCTCTAATCTACTAAAATTAA